AATGAGGGCGAGTACCCTACCCATTCGAGAACAAATAAGCAGGGTAGGACGTTTACTCTTGCACTTACTAACGCCGAGATAATGCAGCAGTTAGCAAACGAGATGTCTGCGTTAGCTTTAGCACAGGCAGAGTCTAAGATGAACGCTAATCAGGCGTTCAAGATGGCAATAGACGCAGGGTGGTTCTTGAACCTAGAGGCTGAGGTTGAAAAAGAGAGGGCGTATGCAGACGACAGGATTGCTCAGTCACTTTCTTTGCGTAACCAGCCTAGCGCTAGCAAAGACCCCGGACTCGACATACCTGTATTCGAGCAGGAGATAGAAGTTGACAACCTCCGCAGCGCGGCGTCGTAGACGTACAAAAATAATCGAATCAGCCCCGCCTGTTACACAGGCGGCAAACAGGGCTATGTCTTACAAGCCTTTTCCGTGGCAGGAAAAAGCACACAAGACAAAGGCTAGATTCAAGAATCTGTGGTGCGGTCGTCGTGCAGGTAAGTCCCGTTTCTCTATCCACGAAACTATGTCCGCTATCGTAGAAGCTGCAAAGACTCCGCTTATCGACAGCGAAGGCGTAGACAGAACAGCGTCCCTGTCGCCACAAGTGCATATTTGGACAGTCGGACCTACTAACGCTCAGTTGCGTCAGGTGTGGAACGAGATGAAGGACTTTATTCCACCGCACTGGATTGTTCAGGGTCGCCCCGGTCAGATGGGTGGGCGTAACCGCTCAGGCTGGAAAGAAGACGAGATGTACGTCTGGTTAGAACTCAGGGGTACAGATGGCAGGGCTTTACCGGGAGTTGTGCGTCCTCAAGTTTTCTGGGAACTAAAGACCGCAGATAACCCAGAGGCGTTACAGACTGTAGGTCTGGACTTCTTGCATATTACAGAAGCTCAAGATGTCAAAGAAACTGCGTGGAACAAGCTACGCCCTACCCTAGACTCTCCGGGCAGACTAGGCAGAGCGATTATCGAAGGTATCCCGCCTTTGTCTAAAGCGCACTGGTTCAGCAGAAGATTCTGGCAAGCGCACAAGAAGCCATCTTCGCTAGCTGTGTCAATACGCGCCACCACTTTCGACAACACCTTGCTCACGAAAGAGCAGTTCGACTCGATACTTTCCGAGAAGGAAACAAGCGTAGAGCAGATATGGCAACGCATGTATATGGCAGAGCAGCCCGAAGGCGGGGGTGGCTTCTTCCAGAAGATAGATAAAGCTATGGACGGGGTTGAGTTGTTCTCTCCCAAAGAAGGCGACGAGTATGTTGCAGGGTTAGACTTGGGGAAACAGGTAGACCCGACTGTTCTAATTGTTAAAAACAAACGAACCCGACACAGCGTGTTTGCGCTAGAGTACCTTCGTACCGATTGGCAGATTCAGATTGCAGCGATTGAAGCTGAATGTAAACGCTGGAACGTAACCACAGTTACCATGGACTCTACTGGCATGGGTGGTGACGTTTTATACGAAGAACTTGCTATGAGAGGACTGCCTGTAATCCCATTTAAGTTCACAAGTTTAGACAAATACCAACTGTTTCTTACATATGCCACAGCTTTACAAAACCAGACCGTTACTTTTCCTGCTGAATGGCTAAAATTAGCAGACCAATTAGATTCCATTACTGCAAAACAAAGCGGAATGGGGTATATTTTTAGAACACTTAGTGGCGGACACGACGACTGGGTGGACGCAGAGTGCCTTGCTTTACGTGGTTGTGACCCGCCTTTACAAGAAGGTCAATCACATACATTGCCAACTAGAAAAAGAATGATTACCTCTAGGGAAAACTCAAATACCAATTCAGGTAGAAAGCGTCGAACTCCGTTGCAATATCGAATACGAGAAGAACGCTACGGCAAGAGCGGTCTTGCTGACTTCATAGTAAATGGTGAAGAGGTTTCCCTTGGTTGAGTCAATGTACGCCGGGCAATACAGCGCACCAACAAGCGACGCAACTGTTGCCATATATACAGAAAAGCACGGCAAGCAGAAAATCGAGTCGCTGTCTTGGATTCGAGATGAAATCGCTGAGGGGTTAAAGCGATTCAATAAGTTCTATGTCCAATGCAAAGAAGCCGATACGTTCTATAACGGCGAGTTTGATTTCGATGTCCCTGAAGGTGGGACTATGCTGCGACTGGGAACATTCCGTTCTGTTGTAAAGACAGGCGTTGACCACATCGCACCATCGTTCATGGATGTGTCCGTTCCGCCTAGAAGCGCAAGGGCTGCCGCAGATGCAGAGCAGACAGAGAAATTCCTTGTTGGCGCAAACCACATGGCAGAAATGCTGCACCCGGTACGGCGCGAAGTAGTCAAGCACATGTTTATGTACGGAGTTGCTTGGCGAAAGGTAGAGTTTGCCGGAACAGAGTGGTCAGATTTTCCTGAGCCGCCTGAAGACGGTGACAACGAAGAAACCTACAGGCAGATTATCGAAGATGTTTTAGCAAGTAGAGATTTCTGCTTCCCGTTTGTTCAGTCCCCTATCAATCCCCAAGAACTTATCTGGGATTTATCAGACCACAATAACCCTAAGTGGGTAATCCGACGACGGAACGTGCGCGCTGAATGGGTGCTAGGTCACTTCCCTGAGTGGAAGTCTCGCAGAGGTAAGATTTCAGGGGAAGTTCCTTTCTATGAAGTCTGGACAAAAGACGAAGTTGCTTATGTAGCTGACGAAGTATGGGCGATGCCCCCACGTAAACACAGCTACGGCATGATTCCCTATATTCAGCACAACCCGCAAACAGGGCTGGCTACTAAAGGCAACAAGCCCAACCATTTGTATCAAGGCATCGGTCACGGTAACTACGCAATGCTTGCAGCGCAGTCTCAGCTTGCTTCCCAGTTCCTAGACATAACCAAAAAGACAGCATGGGCATCTCGCGAAGTTCGAGGTCCAGCAGGTCTTGCTCAAAACGTCATAGATAACTACTCCGATGAGCCGGGTGCTATCAACCACATTCCACCGGGAATAGATGTATCACGTTCAGATATTGCAGAAGCCCCTCAATCTATTCTTGTCGGTAAAGAAATTCTCGACGGTGCTATTGAAGAAGTTACAATCAGCAAGATTGCCCGTGGGCAACGACCAGCAGGTGCAGCTTCCGGTTATCACGCAGCAGTCCTTGCAGGTATCGCCGCTCTTGGCTTCGGAAGTATTCAAGAAGCTACAGAACGAGGTATCCAGAAAGGCAACGAACTCTTCCTGCGTATCGTAGAAAGCGTTATACGAGACAAGGTAAGCGTGTGGGGTAAGACTGAAGCAGGAAACCTTGACGCTACTATTCGACCACGGAACATTCGGGGTCATTATGTAAACATTGTTCGACTCAACACTGTCGCCCCTGAAGAGCAGGAGCGAAAGACAAACCTCTGGTCAAACATGTGGCGCACAGGCTTTGTTGACCATCAAACAGCACTACGTAACGCAGGTATATCTAACCCTCTTGAAGTTTCATCAGCCATAGCAGCAGAAGAGTTCTTCAAGAGTGAAATGGTTCAAGCAGCCTTTGCTCAAGCAGCAGCACAATCTATTCCTCTTTTGCAGCAGCAGTTACAAGCAGCAGCGCAAGCAAGCGGCGCAGACATAGCGCAAGACGCAGCTGCAAACATTATGAATACGCAAGGCGCGCTGCAACTAGCAAACCCCGGTAACTTCGGGGTGGGCAATCAAGCTGGAACTAGACCGGGCAGTCCCGGCGGAGGCATCCCGGCAACTACCAGACCTGTAATGCCGGGGTCAGCAGGTGAAGCAAACTTGGTCGCAAGACAACTCTCCGCTCCTAGGAGTGGTAATGTTAGAGTCCCCGGTAGAGACTTAGCACCGGGCGGAATACCTGCGGGGTAAAAGATGAAATGGCAGCCAATAGTCGAGAACAAAAAATTATTCAAGAAGCCTTCACCCGGTTTTTTACAGCTACCACGACTCGACTCAAAGCCGTTGAAACGGCACTCGGAGACACAAACATCCCTGATGTGCCAGAATCAAGACGCAAGAAAAAACGAGCCATACCTGCCTTTGTAGCACGTTCACCGTTCGGAGGAATGTAAATGCCACGCTACGTTCAGATTTCACCTGCTTTATCTACCCAGCTTCCGGGTGTGTCGGAGATGGAGTGGGTGTCTATCGAGTTCCCTGATTCTGCTTCAGACCTAGATATACAAAACGAAATGAAAAACCTTGGAATAGGTGACGGGTTTTCAGTTAGCCCTGCGGGGTCGCCAAAGAAAACCGGAGCAATACCCTATACAGGGTTCTCTGTAGGTGAAACCTCTAGTCCTTCAGGTGGCGGACCGTTTGGTTCTGGCGGTGCAGCATCAGCATGGAACAAAGCAACAGATTTTGTTAGCAATTTGCCTGACTTCACCGTGGCAAGCAGAGGCGGTGGAGTTAATCTTAGTAAGCAACCCCCGTTTAATACTGCCCCGCCCATGGGTTTGTCTTCCCTTGATATGCAGCTATCAAATCTTGTAGATAAAAGAATGGGAAACTCAGACGCTAAAGTGCAAGCAGCGTTAAAAGACATCGGATATAAGTCTCGCCTTGACGAAATAGAACCAGACGAAGGCGTAGTAGAAATAGTTAACGAAGCAGTTAGCCTGCCCAGTCAACCGGGAACGTATGAAGTTACCGTTACTACGGCAGACGGAATAAAAGAAACAATAACTGTTCCAGCTAACAACTCTAGCGAAGCTAGGGCAGCCGCCAAAGAAAAAGCAGAAGTTGGCTCAACAATAGGAGTGCCGAAAGAAAAAACCGCACCTGTTGCTGCAACTGAAAGCGCAGCATCGGCGATGCTAGGTCAAGGCAGTATTGATATTGAGCAGTTTCTTGCCTCAATACCAGAAGAAAAGCGGTTTTATGAAGCTCAAGGAATAGGTTTTGAAAACCCGTTAGTCACATCTTTGTTACAGCTAGCCCAAACAGGGGTTACAGCTACAAGTAACCTAGAAATTCAAAAGCTAGCAACCGAAA